ACGATTCTCCGAAGCAGGCGCACCATCATTCTTGTGGCGCGTTACCGATTTAGATGAAATTAAAGCGCTAATCAAAGGAAAGAAAAAATGAAAGATGAACTTTTATACATAGCCATTGGCGCGTTTCTAATCGGCGCTGTTGCGTCAACGTTAACAATTTACGCAACACACAGACACTACCATGAAATCATCAAAACAAATATTGGAGAGTTTATGCTTCGTGACGGTAAAGTGTATGGCGTCTATGAAATGACGCGCGATGTGCAAGGTAATATGGTGTCAAAATGAAATTTGGAAGCGTATGTAGCGGCATTGAAGCCGCTAGTGTAGCATGGCATAAGCTAGGATGGAGCGCATCTTGGCTTGCTGAGATAGAGCCATTCCCATCAGCAGTATTGGCACATCATTATCCAGATGTGCCAAACCTTGGTGATATGACGCAGCTACCAGAGAAAATTCTTTCTGGTGAAATTGAAGCACCAGATGTATTTTGTGGCGGTACGCCATGTCAAGCATTCAGTATTGCTGGCAACCGAAACTCTCTTGATGATGCAAGAGGAAACCTTTCACTCATTTTTTGCGAGATAGCAGATGCCATTGACACAGTTAGAAGTATTCCAACCATTATCTTCTGGGAAAACGTCCCAGGAGTTCTCAACACCAAAGACAATGCCTTCGGATGTTTTCTTGGAGAACTCGCAGGAGAGGATGGTGAGCTTAAGCCAGCAGGGAAAAAATGGACAAACGCTGGTATGGTGCTTGGACCCAAAAGAACAGTCGCGTGGCGCGTCTTCGATGCCCAATATTTCGGACTGGCCCAACGACGCAAACGTGTGTTTGTTGTCGCAAGTGCTAGAGACGGGTTTAATCCCGCAGAAGTTCTTTTTGAGTTCGATGGCTTGCGCAGGGATACTGCGCCGGGCAGAAACAAGGGGGAAACAACTACCACCAATGTTGAAGAAAGCGTTAGAGCATACAACAAACAACGCATAGGTGAATACAGCACTGAAGATGTTGCTAGCACCTGTGCGGCTAGGGATTATAAAGATGCGACTGATTTAGTTGCTTACAACATAACTTTTTGCGATGCCAACGGCACACGAAAAGACCGACCAGATGGCGGTTTGTATGTGAATGAAACCGATGTAACAAATACGTTAACTAACGCTGGTGTTGGTACAAATGTTGTTCATCCAGTTTCTTGCGAACATTTCAAATCGGTATATGAGATGCACGCTCAAGACGCTAGAGTTCAAAATGTAGGTGATGTGCTACCAACGATGTCAGCAACTTATGGTAGTGGTGGTGGTAATATTCCAGTTACTTACGGTATTCAATCAACAGTAATTGGTCGTAAACCAGAGAACAAACCGCAAGGCAGTGGATATTCAGAGGATATTAGTTTTACGCAAACCAAAACAGATGTTCATGGTGTAGCGCATCAAATGGCAGTCCGCAGATTAACGCCAACAGAGTGCGAACGCCTCCAAGGATTCCCAGATGATTACACAAAGATTCCTTATAAAAATAAATCGGCTGATGCCTGTCCCGACACACCTCGATATAAGGCACTAGGAAATTCATGGGCAGTACCAGTGGTTGCGTGGATTGGTGAGCGTATAGCAAAAGAGGTAGCAAAATGACCAAAGACGAATGTTACAAACGCCTTGAGATGGCGCAAAAGAACAAAAAGGAGCTGAAGAAAATTAAACTTCAACTCCTCAAAGAAATCGAGCAATTAAAGTTAATGCTTCGCGCACTGGAGGAAGGGTAATGCAAATCGATGACGTTGCGGCGCTAATGTTCTATATCGGGATACTATTTTTAACAGGAATTTGGCTATGTCATTAGTAAAACCCGTATCACCAGTGACGCCTGCGCCAACAACGGTTGACTGTAAACATGACCATTGGCGCATATATAATAGCCTTGGCTACCGCGAATGTGACCGCTGCAAAGAACGAAGACCCATTTTTAATGATATACGGCACCAAAGATGAACATTTCACAAATATTTATAGGGCTTAGCCCTTTTTTAAAAGACAGATTTACTAGCGAAATGTTTACGCTTGGCTTAATTAATGAGCTTAACGAGCAACGCTTTCGTGCTAGATGCCGGCGCTTGATACGCCAGCACAACGGCGAAACGCGCAAGCTATATAAAGCGCTAAACAACCTATCGATGAACGACAGAGTACGATTTTTTGACGTGGTAAGTGGAAATGAAAGATAAAGATTTAGAGATTATAAGAAGCGCGATACGATACAACAGTAACACCGGACACTTCTTCAAAGGCGGCGCAAATACGCCTGCCGCGCTTAACTGGAAAAACAAGAACGCCACCATTAACGTCAAGAAAAGCGGTATGCACTCCTACTTTCTAGCGTGGAAGATTGCCGTGTTTTTAGCTTATGGATGGTATCCCGAACATACTGACGCAGTAGAGTATTTAGACGGCAACCCGTGCAACTTAAGCATTAGTAACATCAAGGTTATTAAAGCAGGCGAAGATGAAATGACCATGATTGACTTTTGCGACGAAAACGATTTGCGCTACCCTAGCGTGTCAGCGCTCATGCGCGGAGAACCGTTTATTCGTCGAATAGAAAATGGATACTCTCGCGCGTATTTTCGTAAAAGTTTACTGGAAGCAAACTGCGCTAAATTGATGGCTAAAAAACAACGTGACGAAGAAACCAGAAGCAAACCTAAACGCCCAATGGGCAGGCGACGTAATCAGCATTTTATGGAATTTCTAAGAACGCACTATTTAGTGCCTAAACGTTGGGAGATGACGCTATGTTAAGAGGTGACAGTGTACATGAGAGCGATAGTGTAAACGCGCCAGCACATTATCAAGGCGACAAGATGCAGTGCATCGACGCGATGGAAGCAATGCTTACGCAAGATGAGTTTCGTGGGTATCTGCGCGGTAATGTTTTTAAGTATCAATGGCGCTTTAGAGAAAAAGGCGGTGTTGAAGATTTACGCAAAGCAAGATGGTATTTAGACAGACTAATCAAATTGGAGAATTTCTAATGTACGCATTTAAAGGTTACCCAGTAGACCAAGACCCAACTATCAAAGCGCTACGCGATGATGATATGGAAAACTACATGAATTTGCTCAAATGGCTAGACACTGTGCCGTTTATCCCCCTGAAGGTAAGCGACATTGTGTTGCCTTGGCGGGATAGATGAAACCAAAGCTCAAAACGATGAAGGGGGTGTGGATATGCTATACCCCCTGCTGCACCATTCCAATGATGGCAGACCACCCACAAACGGCGTATTTAAGATGGAAATTTATCAATGCTAAGACCCAATCAGATAGAAGCTGTTGCCTTTTTGAGCCAAATAGACAAGGGCATGATTCTCGCCCCAGTGGGGGCGGGCAAAACAGCGATAACGCTAACCGCCATGCAGCAAGCGCTCGACACGGGCAGAGTACGCCGGTTCTTAGTGATAGCGCCAAAGCGTGTCTGCACGGACGTGTGGACGATAGAGCCGGCCAAGTGGGTGCCAAATCTGACAGTATCTATCGCCGTTGGCTCTTACGCGCAGCGGTTGATAGCGTTCAACAAACCAACGCAGGTAGTGGTGACTAATTACGATACGCTGCAAACAACGCCTCCGTTGGCGGGGTTTGACGGCATAGTGTTTGACGAGTTGACGGTTTTAAAGAACCCCTCAGGCAAACGCTTTAAAGCGCTATTTGGGTTAATCAAAGACTTTAAAGTTAAGTGGGGGCTTACCGGCTCGTTTACTAGCAACGGACTTGAGGACGTATTTGGGCAATGCAAGATAGTGGACACAGCGCTACTTGGAAAATCTAAGACCGCCTTTCTTCAAACGTATTTTGTGCTTCTTAACAAAGACTTTGGTGAATGGGTAGCTAAGTCCACTTCACTGCGTGATGTGATGTCGGAAATTAAGCCTGCAACGTATCTTATCGACACGCAAGAGTATATGGATACTTTGCCTCCGCTTAACGTTGTGCCAGTCAAATGCGCGATGGACATGAAGCAGTACAAAGAGATGAAAAAAGACTTTGTGGTGTATTACGAAGAAAAAGAAATCATAGCGGTTAACGCCGCTGTGGTGGTGAACAAACTGCAACAAATGGCAAGCGGGTTTTCCTACATTGAAGGGCAACCTGCCGCATGGTTTTCGCGCCACAAGTTTGACCGACTAGACGAAATACTTGAGGAGAATCAACACGCCAATACGATTATTGTGTACAACTTTCAAGCAGAGCTTGAAGAACTTAAACGCCGATACCCTAATGCGCGGACAATTGACCAGCAAGGTGTTATCTCATCGTGGAACGCAGGGCGAGTAGAATTGCTACTCGTCCACCCTAAGTCAGCAGGGCATGGGCTTAACCTTCAATTTGGCGGCAGTAAAATGGTGTTCCTGTCGCTTCCTTGGTCACTTGATAGATATGAGCAGACCATTGGACGATTGCACCGTAGTGGACAAAAGAACGCCGTATATTGCTATGTACTGCTAACAGATAAAACCGTAGACGAGCGCATATTTGCAAGTCTACATGACAAACGCGCAATTTCAGATATTGCCTTAGAGGAATTAAAATGAACAACTTAACATGGCGCGACATCTTCTTTAATTTGAACAATTACACAGAAGGTGAATTACAGGTGATGATTGAATCAGAGCGTCACGGTAAACGTAGACGCTCTATCTTAGTGCGATTGCATCAGCGCTATTGCATCCTTCGTGCAACTCGTGAACGTGATGATTTACTCGCTTAAAAACAACTCCGCTTCTGCATTTCTGCGTCGAGTAAGACCGGCTAATACTTTACCGCCAGCCTTGTTCCAGCGCAGAAACTGCGCCGCTATTTCAGACTTAGGTTCGTCGGCTTTTAGCATCTTAACAAGCGTTGACGAAACAAAGTTGCCCGTGCCAATGTTATAGCAAAAGCATACCAGCGCATCAAACTCGTTCTGCGTTAGCTCGACCTTAACCGCGTTTACAGCGTGTTCGTATGGGGCAAGCGTTTGCGCAAGCAAATGCAAAGCCGCTGCTTCGGTTGGTAGTGCCTGATTGACTTTCACAGGTGTTCCATCAGCGTAGCGAGTTGAGCCTATGCCAATCGTCCACACGCCCGCAGGGCATTTATATGACAATAGCTTACATCCTTCAAATTCTTTAATTAGGGCTAACCCTTTTTCACCTATCTTCATTTCTTTTCCCGTAGCAATAGAATAGTGGTCAGTTTTTGCGTCAGTCTTATCATGTCATTATCCAGCACCCGCACTTGGTCGATTAGCTCAATTAGCGCGTCTGTGGCTTCTTGCAGAATAGGCTTTACGACGGTGGTTGCCCAAAGCCATACAAAGTAGACAATATAGCCCATGCCGCCAGCGGCAATAATTGGGAATCCATACTGGTTAATATATTTAGCGATTGCATCGGCGTCCATTAATCTTTCCTCTCAACAGGAGGTGGTCTTGGTCTGTCTTTTTCTTGCGGTATGTTAAGCGCCGTTGACGCCAAATCATCAATTTTGGTGATGTCACATGACATAGCGGTAACGCGCTTATCAAGTTGCTTGATGATGCCTATTAGGCTTTTAATCTTCTCAAGCACACTATCGAGCAAAAATTTCTGCGTCAGGTAGACAAAATACATTCCGCCAGTCGCCGCCGCGATAGGGAATCCTACGTCCGAAGCAAACTGTAGGAATTCCATTATTTACTCGTCCACCAAGCGATAAAAGAAAATATCGCTCCAATGGTAAATACGATACCGCCGATAAAGCCTTTGTAGCGCGTTTGCTCGGTTTTCATCTCGTCAAGCGCGGCTATGATAGTGTCTAGCTTTCTTCCTCTGTCTTCAAACACTTCCTCAAGCGCATCAATGCGCTGCTCTACTTTAGCTAAACGGCAGGCTTCGTCGGGCATCTCGACCTCACTTCAAGAATCTAAGTTTATAAAGAACGGTAAAATAGGTTTCCATAATCCCATCAATCAAGTTTTGAATTGGCGTGTCATCTTTACCGCAGACTTTATAGCGGTTTTCATCAATCCACGTCACTTGTTTCTTTAAGAAGTCTTCAATATTATCGACATTTTTACTTCCGATAATCTCAAGGTCTTTAAGGAGCTGATAGCTGCCCTGATACGCCTCTGTAATGCCGTCCGCTTGCTCGATAATCTCATGGTAGAAGTCGTTTAGCGCCATGTGAGCGGCATAACTACGCGTCCGCAAATGCTCACGGTGCGCAACATCTCGTGCAAGGAATAATAAAGAGATGAAATGCTCCATTAAGCTACCTCAGCCCAGTTAATTGTTGACTCATCCCATCGATAGTATTTACCGTCTTGTGGATACGTTACAGGCGGTTGCCATGACATGGTGTCGATGTCACCTACCCATGAAGGGTAGGGCTTTCTAGCTTGATGCTCTGCTTGTTTATCCGCATTAAACTCAGTTTCAGTAAGCACTTTTAAAACGCCCACTAGCGTTGTGTCTGCATCATCATCGCACGTCCCGTAAAGCAGTGGCGGCTTAATAAGT